TAAATGCCAGCGGTTGACCCCTCAGTTATGCCTGCAATGGACTGGAATGAGTAGCCGTCACCGCTGGTGTCTGCGTCTATGTCGGTACAATAAACCCAGCATTCCACGGTAAAATCTCCCGTGCCAAACGTCCACTCGTCTGAGTTTCGGGCAAACTGTAAGTATGAAGAACCATCAAAATAAACCGCACTGCCGCTACCAAACGGGGTTCCTACAGTGTCTTGGTGAGTAACCCCCGACACAGTTTCTACATAATGCCCCGCCCCGCTACTGTCCTCGAAATTTTCGCTACCATCTGGGTGGTCTGATTGGAGGAGAAACTCTGAGTCGTGGCCTCCGGCAAAATCTAAATGCACACCCGCAGTCCCGTACTCGCTACTAGTGAACGAGGTTTCTTTCGGAACCCACTGCCCGTTGCTGTTAGTCTCCGCGAAGTCGGATGCTGATTTTAAGGTGCCATCCAAATAATAGAAGTCGGCCAAGACATAATCGCCGTGATAAGTGGTGGAGTTTCCTCTGCCGATATAGATTATTTCGCCCGATGTCCCCCACCCAAATACGTCTCCATTGGGACTGCCATACCACCCCACATGGTATAATTCCCATCCCCCATTATACAACGTGCCATTTACCCAAAGTGAAAAGGACGAATCCGTGGAATCCCACTGAAGGACAAAATGGTACCACGAACTGGTATCGCGAAATTTTGCTGTGGTTTTAATCTGTAAATAGTTGTCTGTATTCTCCCCGTACAACGTCACTTGCAAGCGGTCGTTCGCGGTAAATACCATGTAATTTGACCCACTGTTGTCATTGAAAATACCTGTCCACGATGACCCTAGTTTGACCCGCTTGACCCAAAAGCTCCAAGTGCCTTTGGTGCGGTCGCCGTCCGCCGTTGGCGTGAGCGTCATGTGGGCCGTGTCCCCATCCTCAAACCGCAACCCCCGCTCCACCACTGGGTCTGCGGCTTCTGCCCCTCCCCCGAACCCGTGTGATAAAAGACCCATTACGAGAAATTCAGACCGTAGGTGATATAAACTGTTGTTCCATCCGTAACGTAATTGATTAGGTGCGTGCCTGTCGTGCTCAGGTCAGTCGCCCCTGTACCGCCTGCGGATTTTACATGACTTGCCAGCGTGATGGTGTCTCCCCCGTTATCAAGCACAATGTACCCACTCTGGCCATTAGTGATGTTAGTGAACCCTAGCTCGTCTGGAGATGAAGCGGGGTCATACAGAAAGTTGTTAGCTGCTGACATATCAAGCGTGCCATCCGTGACTTCAGTAGGGAACGTCGCCCGCTGACTGCCTGTCCATGATTGGTCAGCAGTAAGGTCGATGGAGCCTGCTGGGCCTGTCGCGCCCTGTGGGCCTGTCGCGCCCTGTGGGCCTGTTGCTCCTGTGAGTGCCGTAATCTTGCTGCTATTAAATGCCATAATTATTCCTCCGCACCAAAGATGAAATAGTTCACCTTACTTGCTGTCGTTGACTGCCCCTTGAGTGTCTCCGAGTCAAGTACCACAACCATGTGCCCCAATGACCATTCAAATGTTTCGCCAGCCTCAAGAGAAACATTTAGCATTCGGGTGCTATCAGCAGTCCCATTGAAAAATACTTCAGCAACCTCAGTGGAGCTATTTATGTTGTGCAACACCACTGTCTTAACCAGCCCCGTAACGCTGCTCGGGTCGTAGATATTTCCGGGCGTCCCTGCGACCCCAAGCTGCCCGCTGCTAAGTAGTTTGTGTGTAGCTGCCATGAGTTTATCCGTATAACCAAGCTGTCTTGGCGTCGATTGTTACATCTGAGGAGTCCGAGCCAGAGTTGTCGGAAGCCTCGACCAGCTCCCCAGTAAAGTTCAGATTGGTTCTAGTGGTTAAAGCGGAACCCCCCTCATCCTTAATCACATGGCCACTCCCACCTCCGCCCCCGGATTCATTGGCGAACTCAAGAACGCTCCCGCTGGAGGGAACCTTCAGGACTTGTCCCGAGCTTCCCATAGTCCTCGGAAGCCCCCAGCCTGCAAGCTTCCACTTCTGGTTGTCACCATCTCCGCTGTCGTTTACGAACGTAAGAATCTGTCCGTTAACATTCGGCGTCTCATCCTTTATGGTCTTGGTTCTTAGCGCGTTCGCATTAAATACGGCACTTGCCTTGTTCTCAACTGCCGCATCCCCGAGGCCGAGGTTCCCCCGGGCGGTCAGTGCGCTGTTAAGGTCTGAAAGATTGCTGGCAATCTGAAGGTACGACGAGTCGTGGTTGTGGGATGTTCCAGACTTGGTTGCCAACTGGTCTGTGATTTTATCCGCGCTCCACAGTTTAGTGGTGTCTCCATCTCCTGCATTATCATCAATAACCCTATGCTCGCCAGCCGCGTAGTTCAGTAGCTGATTGTGGTCTATGTTCCCTTGGTTAACATCAACATCAACCTCGTTGTTTGCAGTGTCGTCGGTTAAGGAAATCTTGTTGCTGCCAGCATTCAGGTTCTTAAACTGCAAGTCGAGAGAGGACTTTTGCTTGAAGAAACCTATGCCAGCAGACCCCACGTTGCTGGCCGTGTTGGCCTCGCCCTCATCGTTGTCGTCAACATACTTCTTGGTGGCGGGGTGATAATCAGCGGAAGGCGTGAATGCGCTGGTATTTGATTTGTTTATATAAATTGTGTCGTGAACGTGGTCGCCTGTCGCCACATCCCCCGAGCCAGTTCCGGTATCCTTGGTAGCAGAGTTCCCAAGCTCAAGCGTAGTCCTCTGGGCGGCTGCGTCTGCATCGTCAATCAGGGCGCGGCCTGCTGACGACAGGTCGAAGGTCGATGCCGTTGTGCCTGTATTAAAATAGATTCCCTTGTCACTGGCTTGCGTTAAACCGGCCAAGTCAGAAAGTATGTCATTCTGGGCCTGAACGTCAGTTCCAATGACAAGGCCGAGGTTAGTTCTGGCCCCGGAATCTGTGCTCGCCCCTGTACCTCCATCAGCAATTGCCAAGTCGGTAATGCCCGTGACCGTCCCTCCAGTAATGTCCACCGCGTCCTTATTCTGGGTGGACATCGTGCCAAGCCCATGCACGGAGCTTCCAGTGGCGGCAATATGGGTGTCTATCTGGGCGTGCGTATTTGTCCCGGTGCCAGAGGAAAGCTGGCTGTGGGACATTGTGATAGTATTGCTGGAGGCATCTATTGTCTTGTTGGTGAGCGTCTGCGTGTCAGACGTCCCGACAATACTGCCAGTTGGCTTGGCGACCGAGGCAACGGTTCCATCCGGACTGTCCAACACCTCCAGCAACCCCGCATTAAGCGCACTTAACGCTTGCTCGCTAGTCAAGCTGCCATCGGGCTGCTGAACCAAGTACGATGCTTGCGGAAATTTTCTTGATGATTGGCTCATAGCATAACTACTGTAAACCAGCAGTCAGCACTTCCCAAGGTAAGGGTAGTGTCTGTCGTAGAGTTTGCGATATAGAGGCCGTTACTAAAGGCCATCCCCCTGAATGGAACTTCCATGAAAAAGTTGTCTGACCCACTCACAAAGAGCGGGTGAATCGAAGGGGCTGTTCCATTGTTGACAGCGGCTCCGCTGTCAAAGAGCATGATGTACTGGTCTGAACCCTTGTTAGACCCGTAGAACCCAAGGAGAACCCCGCCGAGTGGCTTGGCCAGCAAGTCATTGTCCCATGTGCTGTTAGAGATTCTCTGGCCAACATTCTTGGCCACTCGTGTAGAAAGAGACATAAGTTAATCCTCCCATGCCGCCTTGATTTGCTTTGGTGTGTAGGAAGATTTGAAACGGCTCCCCTCCCTGCACTCCTGTTTGTAGTACCCCTTCATTATGTTAGACCTCATGTCTGTTGGGGGAAGTGCCCCCGCAGGAACAAAAATCCTGTCGGGAACCGTGATTCTCTTGAAGCCGCCCGGGGCGTTGTCTCTCTCGTTAACCGGCTTGACTAACTCAACGCGATTCCCCTTGCCGTCCTGATACACATATACAGGCATATTAAAAGTCCCGCCCACCAACACCCTGAAGTTTGCAGGAGGGGGCCGAAGCCCCCTCCAGTTATTAGGTATGCTTACGCATATTCCGTGCGACTACGCTGTACGATGAACCAGTTGGTGTTCAGGACTTTAGCAGTCCAGAAAACTTTCCAGCCCACGGTAACGAGCTGATTGAGTGGGTCACTCTTATCAGCCGAATCCGTAATCAGGACTTGTGGTGACTTCGGGGAGTCGCCGGACAATGCCGGGACGCCGAAGGCGTCTCCACCCAAGAATATGCTAGAGAATACTACGCCGTCAGAGGCATACACCCCCTTGGCGTCAGAGTCCTCGCGGTATGGGTTCGTGTCCTCGATAAAACGAGTTCCATGAAGACTGCCCACCTCACCACGATACAGCGGCTGTGCGTCACTATATTTGTGAACCTCCAGCCAGTCAGTATTGTTCATCAAGTCGCGCGTAATCTGAGGCGCGGCAATACAAACATATTGCCCGTTAATCAGGGGTGCGCGGTTAATCTTGAGGTTCGTTGTCCCGTCGAGGGCATCAGTAGCTACGAATCGGCCCTGAGCGGCAGTAAGACTATTCATCTCTGCCATAGTTGTGGCCGTTCCGGAGTACCGCTTGCTGCGGCTATCGGACTCATCCGTATCGCCGTCGTTTACCAACTCGTTGCGGATAATGGTATCCATATGCAACGCAGCATCCTCGCCGTTCGTCTTCGACGCCTGAGACATCATGTTCAGGAGTGAAGTGGCGTTCAGGATGTCCGTCATGCCAATGACCTGACCGTACTGGGTCAGCGTGGCGTCCACATACTCCAGCGTAAGCTGGCGATAGTTGGACGAGCCAATCGCAGTCCCCTCGGTAAGGGTCTTGACGTCCGTGGTTGCTGGTTCCCCAAAACGGAAGAACCTAATGGATTTCGCTCCTGCATTTTTGGGAAGCGGAGCTTGATTAGCAAACTCTGCTTTCCGCAATGATTGAACCGCATAGTCCAGCAATTTCTTGCTGAAGTATGTTTGATACTGGTCTTGGATTGATGATGGGGCTGTTGAACTTGTTAAGCCAGCCATAATACACTACTCCCTTCTAAGGGCTTCTGGCATCCGCTGCGGCGGCCATTCGCTGGAGTTCAGCAAACTGGTCTTTGTCAGACAGCTCATTAAACCCTTTCTGCGTCGGCCTATCAGCGGGAGCAGAACCCCCTATAGATAGTTTAGATTTTAGACTGTCATTCTCACTTTGGAGAGTGGCAATCTGTTCCTGAAGTTCTGAACTCTTCTCGACCCGAGTTCTCATGCCAATAATATCGGCAGCATCAGATATTCCGCCAGTGTAAGTTGCCAGAACGGGCTTCTCAATGATTAGCCCCTGAACCTTCTGGTAAAACTCACTATCCTGATTATTGAGGTCTGGGTACTCCTTCGCGGCTGCGTTGAAGTTATTCTTCCACGCCTCCTTGAAGGAGTTGTCCACATCATCTGAGAACTGCTTTTCGGCATCCATCCTAACCTCAGAGGCCCGCTTTTTTGCGTCCTCTGCTCCTTCCAGATTGCCTTCCTGCATATAGCTCTCAGCGACTTCCTCATAGTCCTTGGCGGATAGCCCCCGCTCATCAAGGTATTGCTCTCTAGGGGAAGACTGGTTGAGGCGGCTCCTCATTTCTAACAACTCTTCCCTCTCCCTTGCAATATCCTCCTTCGCGGAGTTTATTTTCTGCCATGCCCTATTTTGGCGAGCCTCGGCCTTATCGGCTTTGCTCAGTCCTTCACTATTTTTCAAAGAACCCTCGTCCTCAGAAGCTACAGGCTTCTGAGAGGGCGGAGAGTCCGCCATTGGGGGCGGCTTCTCTGGCTCGGGAGTTGGCTCAGGTGCTTCCTGAACCTCCTCTTTTTGAATTTCCTCAGCGGGTGGAATTTCCATTACCGCTGAGTCGTGTTCGTCGGCCATTTGCTGAAGCTGCTCCAGCGTCATCTCCTGTTCTTCTGGCATACTTTAGTGCATTTTCTCAGCTCACATCGCACAATTCCGTGAACTGTGGCTGTACCTTTAACTCACTCAACGCCGGTACAAATCGTCGAATGTAAGAGGACTTTTGTTTTCAGGGAGTTCAAGGTCGTCCTCGTCTTCCAGTTCCCTGTGTAGCTGCCCATCGGCCAGTGACTCCACTACCGACACGGCACCTCTAAAACCATTAGCAAACCCAGCCTCAAACTCAAGATTTTTATTCCTTGAAACACAACTGGCATTTGTCTTTAAGGTCATATTTAGCAGTATTCTGCCAAACTTCCTCCCGGCCCTTGTCGCCATGAACGACTCAAAAATCTTCGCGTCATCAGCATCCCACTGAGGTTCATCCACCCACTGGATTTGACGCGAGAATGACAGCATGGCCCTTAGCTTTCTAAACATACCTTACCACCTTTTGACATATTATCACCGGCCCACATAGGTTGCAAATTAGAGAAATGAAAGCAAGTCCTCATTTCTGACGGCTTATTGGCATCAAATGCCGATATTGGTATCTTATGGTCTATATGCCACGCTTGCCCGTAATTCTCCCAAGACATCCCCTTCTTGAACTGAACCTCAAGATGCCTCATAAGGTGTTCCCGAGGGCATCCTATTAGTGCCATTGTCGAATCCTCCTTGGGGTTCCCGTTTATTATGTGGCTAATCCTGCCCCTAAGGTTATGGATGGCCCGAACGTCCGGGTTTTCTAAACGCCTCTTCCTTCTGTGGCTCTCTATTTTCTCCCTGAAGATTGCGTAATAAACACGCTGCTGCTCCCGAATCTTATCCCTGTTCTTGAGATAGTATTCCTGCTGCTTCTTGCGTATTCGCTCCCTATTCTTGAGATAGTATTCCCTTTGCTTCTCACGCCGGGATTTGCTGCTGGACTGGTTGTTGGGCATTCTCAGAGACGCCTTCCTGCCCGCCCTGCATCAACCCAGCGGCAGCCTCGGAAATCTGCTTACGCAGAGCGTTGGCTGCACTTGAGTCCACTTGAGCGTAGGCATTCAGTAGTTCATCCAGTCTCTGAACGATTAAGGCGGATGTGCGTGGTTCTATTGGCACGCCATCCTCCATCTTCTGCCTTATGTATAGAATTAGGACACCGATTCTAGTTGGGTAATCCTCTCCGCCCCTCACGGGCACAGGGAACCCTGCTTCCATGATTGAAATATTATTAGCCTCCTCAAGCTGCTCTTGCATCTCCTTGATGCCCGGTTCCAGATACATCCTCTTGACCAAGCTGGGGTCATCCAGCTCCAGAATCGACCTGTCCAACTCGCCTTGATTGATGAATGGCGAACCAGCAAACAACTGCTTTCTGGCTGTCGCCTGTTGAAGTTTCTGGATTCTATTTTGGCTTTCCGGGCCGCCCTTGGGTTCGATAACGTAATCCCCCGAGAACGCCTCCTTGTCCACCTCGTAGGCATCATCCATGTAGCGAAACAACAGGTCTTGGGACTGATACTGCAGCATCAGGCTCCAAGCCTGCCTGTACAGTCTTCCCAAGGCCATCCGGAATACCTTTGCCCTCAAGTCGTTCGTCTCAGCCATTAGGCCAGTGATTGCCTGAATCTCCGTTGCCGTCCGCCTATCGCTGCCCCCACCATATAGCTGATTGGAGCCGAAGTCTGGCATACCAATACGCTGCTCCGCAATCTGGCGGGTGGCGTTAATCTCAGTGTCAAAGCTGATAGGTGGCTGCTGCTGCTGAACTGGAGCAATGCCGATGGGGAGAATCTGCCCCGGAGACATCCTAATGTTTGCCGAGTTGGGGATTTCCCGCTCCGCCCGGAACAGCGGCTTGTTGTACATTGTCATGGCATCCTGCTTGTCATTCCACAACTTGCACAGTGACGCCTCGTGTGGGGCCAGAATCTCACACACCCCCCTTGGGCTGTACCACCCCTTGTCCTTTACCTCATAGGCAAAGTCAACAAACGGGAATGACTTATGATTATACGGCATACTCATCTGTGGCCGCAAATCCATGTCGGGCACCTCCGGGCAGAACGTGCTGATGTTTATGTTCTTGCCCTCCTTCTCGTAGACCTCCCAGACAATAATCTTGTCCTCGTCAGAGTGGTAGGTAATTCCCTCCCGCCTAAATACCACTTGCTGCTTCTCGTCAGAGTTTGTGGCCTGAGACTTCCTTCCCATCAACTCCGTCAGAAGCCCCTCCTCAAAGAACGGGCTGTTGCGGAATGAATCCTTCGTGTACTGCATCACATGAACCAGCCTGTCCGCATCCTGAATCTTCTTCGTGGAGTAGGGCACCAAAAGCATAAGCGGGTCAATGGAGTCAAACTGAACCTGTTTCTTGTTGCTGTCCCAGTAAACCTTAACAACCGCCCTTCCGGCCATTAGGCAGTGGTCAATCCAGCTCAGGGACTCATCCATGAAGTTGGTGTTCTCCTTCATGTGGTAATCGAACCATTGCTCGGCCATCAGCGTAAGGCCACCATCCTGCTGGCGCATCGGCACAAAGGAAGACAGCACATCCATGCCTGAGATTTGCATGAAGTAGAAGGGCTTTAGTCGCTCAATAACAGAGTCAGCCAGAGGAAAGTGTAGGTCACTAGCGTGTGGCCACGGCTTATTCTTGCGCCGGAGTCCGTGATGGCGCATCTCGTACCAGAGAGTCTGGCGGTGCTCCCACCTAGTCCTGTCCTTGATGTCCTGATATACCTTGTCTACCAGATGCAGTCTCTCGTCATTCATCCTTGAGCCTTATGGTGTATTCCAAGTCGTTTATAGTTAGAAGGGCTTCTCTGGCCCATCGCTTAACCTCATTGTCCGCCGCCTTTACCTTGGTGAACTCCGGCATCAGCATCATCCTCTTGACGTTCCCTTCCGGCAGTCTGGTTACTGGTAGAGTCTCCGTTGTCCCACAGCTAATCACCAAGCTGAGAATCAATAACATCAGCGGTGTCCTTGTGTACCTTTGCAGCATTCTCCCTCCTGACTTCTTCCTTGGTTTTAGCCCGGTTCTTCACCCACCATGCAACTATCCCGGCCACGCTTGCCAGCAAACCTATAATCCCTTCCCACATAATATCAACATAAAAGCGGTGCAGGGCTTTGTTTCAAGGCCCCCCAGAGACAAAGGGACGTCCGGGGTTCTCCCCCGACACCATGCACCCCACACCTGTAATTCTCCGTTTTCCTCCGCTGTCCTCACGCTAGAATAGAATAGAGTAGAATATATTAGACTAGAATATATTACCTAACCTTCCTGTACCCCATTTTCCACAAGAAGGCTGATATGTTGGTTCCAGCGGCCTCAACCCATTCCTCGCTGGCATCCGGGTCTTCCGCATGGAGTGCCTCGTGAATAATTACATCCATAAGCCTCTTCCCTCTGAGCTTTGTTGAAATGCTGATTGAACGCTCCGGAGGCTCTGAGCAGTCTGAGTCCAGCATACAGCACAGGCCGTCGATGTCCTCTCGGTAAATCTTGTAAGTTCCGCTGCTGAATTCATGGGTCATCGCATAGCCCATCCAACCGATACAATGTTCCCCCTGTTAGCCAGCGTTCATCCCGGGGATTCCCCAGTCTGAACCAGACTGCTCTTCCATAAGAGAAAAGATACTCTGCTTTGGGCTTATGTAAACAGAATTCGATTGCCCTCCGCACGTTATGCACCCCACCAAGGCATCACCCCTGTCTGGAGAGTCAAGCCCCTTGGACTTCATGTCCTGCTTTGACTCCAGCAACAGGCGTCCACGGCTGTTTGTCTTCCCCATGCGGGTTGTTAGTTGCTCAACCATAACGTCGTCCTCCGGCAGGATGAGTTCACATTTCTCAATCTTCCTAGCCGCCGTGTACCACATCTCGGCCCCACGGTTGGCATAGTGCCTGTCATCATAAGCACGCTCCCCGTTGTTCACCCTGTTTACTTGCCACCCTGCCTCGGCCAAGGCGTCGCACATAGGAATACCCAACCCCCCGGCGTCTGCGTATATATTCTGCTCGCTAAGTCCGGCCTTCTCAAACTCCATAATAAATCGGCCCACACTACTCATGGTGTCCCTCTCTTTCCAGCACACCATAGGTTGTACCTTGTTGCCTTCGCGGACACACAGAACATTCTCGTCCCCTCCGGCAGCGAAGTCGCAGAAAGCTATCTTGTTTCCCTTCCTGTATATTGGGGGATTCTGAAAACAGTTCTGCAGGATGTTGTACGGTATAACAAGGTTCTCCGAACCCAAGTCCATGAACTCCCCGAATATCATTGACCTGACCAGAGGATGCTCCCGCCCCCATTTCTCGAACTGTTCCTCTATCCAAGCCGGGGGGATGTGCGGGCAGTCATAGGACGTAACGCTGTGGGTCTTCCACAGATGCGCCTCCTTGGTAAATGCCTTGTAGAATGCCCCCTGCGGCCCACCGGGGCTGCTCATAATTAGAAGCCGACTGGGCTGGCAACGCTCAATAGCCTCGTACACCGGGTCGCCCACCGTCTTTGCCTCATCCACAATCATCAACAGATTCTCTGATGGCCCCTGCCTGTGCCAGCCCTCAAACTTGCCGGGGTCGCTTGTGCTAAACCCAATCGCCCGACTCCCGTTCTGGTACTCCAACTGGCTCGCCGTAATCCTCCAACCATCACCCAATGCCCCAATGTACCCCCGGAGGCTCGGCCATAGCTGGTCTTCAACCTGACGCCATACCCCAGCAGTCGTAACAACCAAGCTGTCGGGGAATCTCAGCATATGCCACAGAACGGCACTTGCTGCGACGAGAGACGTCTTTCCTGAGCCGTTTGCAGCCTTCATGGCCACTCGGGACTCCTTGTAGTTTAAGTCGCTTAGAACGCGAATCTGCCACTCATACGGCTTCATGCCGAGAAACAGCTCAGGGAAGTTTTCAAGGCGCATAGCCTTGTTGAGGACTTCCCCCTTAGTCGCCTTCTTGGCAGGGGCTACAGTTCGGCGTATTTCATCCTCTGTTTCCTTGGAGATATTCGCACTTTTCAGGGGTTTCTTTAGCTTTAGGGGCATAAAAAGTAGTGCCGATTTTGCGAGGTGGGATGATTAAGAGGTAGCCCGTCCCCGGGGGGGTGCCCCTTCCTCCCGTCCGCTCGAAAGCGCGGCCAAAAGCGCGGGGCTGACCGTGGTCTGCCGCACGTCCGCCGTCACCTCCCGCTTGTCCGCCTTATTCCAATGCCCGAAGCGTCGCTCGAGGAGGGCAATGGCAATCTTGCCATCGCGTGCGGCGTGGCGCGTGGCGTGGGCCAGCATCTGATGCTCGTGATGGGCCACAGCTTCGTCAACGGCCATGCGGAGCCTCGGGTATTTACGCAGCCAACCCTCGAGCGTGGGCAATGGAATGCCCATGAATTTCGAGGCCGATGCGATGGTCAGTCCGTCGCGCAAGAGTCCGGTCAAGGCTTCGAGCCGGTCGCTGTCAATTGGGAGTTTGGTCGATGTCCGTGCCATGATTTACGCCAAAAAAGTTGAGGATTTACTTCGTCGTATAATATAGTGACATGGAAACACAGTCAACGATTCAATCGGAATCATTTGCGCTCGAGTCGCAGATGGTTGAAACCTTTACCGATGTTGACCCGTCCGACGCGCCAGCGCCGAAGCCGGAGACGGTTCCGGCCCGCGCATGGTACTGGACTCCCAAGGGGCCAGCGGATTATTCCGATGGCCCGCTCAAGCGATTCAAGAAGCTTGAGCATGGGCGTCCGAAGGAGACTGCCAAGGGCAAGCGCGTGCGCGAGTTCCAGCTACGCGATGAGCGCGTTCGCCTTGGATTCCTCGCGTGGGAAGATGCGAAGGACAGAGTTATTGGCCACACGGTGTCCAAGCTCGTTCGGGTCAAATGTTAACCCTGAACCCTCACCCAGTAGCCCCGAGGGGCTACTGGAATGAGAGTTCAAAAAATTTGCTCCCCCCCACACACATTGTGGAAGGGAGCGGAAAGAAACCAAAATGAACGAAACAGATAGACACGACGGGTCATCAGAAGCTCTGATGATGGAATTCACAAGAAGCCTAGACAAGCTTGGCTGTGTGTTATCAAAGCGAACTGTCATTCGCGGAGAAACGCCAGACGGGTCAAAGGTCAGTTTAATCATTGAACCAATCCACCCATTGCTGGCTGGTTCCAGTCCCAAGAGGCCAAAGGGAATGGCAAGGTTCTAGCAAGATGTAGCTACAAATCCTTCGGTGCAAAGCCGTCCACCGGAGGCGGGGCAAGTAATCCCGTGCAGCCCTAGAGGCGAGCGGTAGCATAGGCGGCCCAATGCCACGCCAGCATTGATGGGGTAGCGACCGACGCTAAACCGGAATAGAGGGGCAAGGGCGACCGTGCGGTAGGCGACCGCACGGCGTCCCCCTAATTTACCGGAAAATCAATTTCTTTGTTCCCGCCCACATTGTGGAAGGGAGCAAATAGTCAAGGGTAGACGATAAAATCCCCTCCAAAGGTGAGAAGCTGGAAGGAGTTCGCGTAGTGCCATCGGCGTCGGGGCTGATGGCTGTGAAACAGCGACACCGGGTTTGGTTTCCCCGTAGCAATGATGCACGCGACCCGAATAACTAAATGCCCTGAGTGGTGGCTCTTTCAGGGACTATTCCTGATTGGAATACACAGGATGCCAGCCTGTTTAACAGGCCCAGATTTATGCAAGCCTTAGGGCTGGCAGTCCTGTGAAACTTTTAGCCTTTCGCTTCCTTTAAACTAGGGAGGCGAGAGGCGCATCCACGCGCCAGTCCCCCAGTAGTTAGCTGGGAAATTCCCGAAAGGGAGAAAGGTGCAAATGGCACGCAAAAAGAAGCCAATGAAGTCAACCGCAACACCGCTTGCCTTCTCCAAAATCAACAACCCAGACGGTCGGTTTACAATCGACCAGAAGGTTACTGACGATGGAATTACCAAGAAGGTAGACATTGGGGTTACAGTCCAGATTGAAGATGAACATGAGTCCTTGTTTCCAGAATTCAAGGACATCTTCGCGGACAAGAAGCTAATCGAGACTTTCAACACGAAGGTCGCGACAAGAACCCCGTCTGTAGCCAATAAGAAATTCGCAGAAATAAACTTGGCTCATCGCAAGAAGAACCCTGCGAAAAGCGGGAAGCACAAGGGTAAGGTTGCCGAAATCGAGAAATACGAAGTCGATGAGACTTTGCTCGATGGAACCAAGATAAAGGTATCGCGCCAACGCTGGGTTGGAGGCGAACCACGCTGGTCGCAGAAGACACTGGGCCAGCTAAAGGAACTGGTTCAGCACGTTGCCAAGGGCATTCCCGCGAAGGCGGTAGCGGCCTGCATAGAGGAGAACGGATTCGACATCTACTCTGTGCAGATGACCACAGGTCAGTTCAGGGCGGAAGGCAACAGGCCGAAGCCCCTTGCCGAGGCGCAAGCCAAGGCCGACAAGGACAAGAAGGATGCTAGTAAGGGCGACAACGCCCCATTGCCCGCAATTCTTGAGAATAGCAACAAGAAGGGCGAGCCAGCCCTAGCCTAACAGGCAGGGACATCTCACAGGGGGTCTGGGACGAAAGTCCTAGGCCCCCTATTTCATGCCCATATGGGCGACTCCATAAGTTCAAAGGAAACCTTCAAGGAAAGTAGAAACAATGGAAACACCACTAGGAGACATCATGGAAGGGAGCGAATCCCAAGCACCAGAAATATACATCCCAACAGGGAAGAAGGGAGTCGAAATTGGACTCCGCTCCACACGAACAACCCTCGAAGTGTGCATCAGAAAGGATGGCATCATTCAGGAGCCATCCTTTGCTTCATTCGGACATACGGACGGCTGGGCGTCAGCCCCCAAGGCGTGCGTTCTGATGGATGCCATAAGCCAAGCCAACGAGGTAACTCCCGTTGCCTTACCACAAGAACTCGTCAACGACATCCTAGGAATATGAGTGACTACAGGAAGATAGCACTAATCATCATTTCCCTAATCATTCTTCATATAGCAATCTATATCTGGATAGTTTCCAGATAAGAGCTTTCAAGTATGTTTTCTCCGTTTTTCTCCATAAACCTCACGAGAGAATAGAATAGATTAGAATAGAATAGATTAGAATATATAAACCAAGGCAATAAGAAGGAAAGCTAATGTTAAAACATTACCAAAGGACAGAGTGCGGGTGCGCTAAATGCGCTACCTGTTGTGAGATAATGCCCGGATACCTTGTCCCAGATGACCTACTACCGTACATCTCAGCAACAACTGGGAAAAGCATATGGGACATCAAGGACTGGAGTCCGGAGAAGTTCAGGGAATGGACAGGGGGGCATCTGCTGGCCAGCGACGGCTACCTAGTAATATCGGGAGGCATCCCGGTCAGGGCTGAGACGCTGGTGCCTCGCGGCAAGTCGCGGGGTGGCACTGGTGCGTGCATGAACCTGTCGCCGTCTGGCGGCTGTGCAGTCCACGAGTCAAGCCCGTGGGGATGCCGAATGTTCAGTGCGTGCAAGCCCCACGACCAAAAGGATGAGCTGGACAAGGAAAGGGATAAAGAGCTATCCCTGCAGGGGTTCCATGCATTGAGGGAGGAAAAGGAATCCCATAATAATGGAGGGTTCAGCCTATATTACACCATGTGGGAGTGGCTGAGTGACAACGGGGGAAAGCACCCCATCTCGGCCAAGGCCAGAAAAGGAAGACTCAGAAGAAAGCTAGAGAAAATAAACCACTAAACATAATACAATGAAAAAACCACAAAGAAGCTACCCGTATGAGGAGCGATGCGACCAAACTGAACAAAGAGAAAAGGAGCATTACGACGAAGCCATGCGCGACCTTGTTTACAGTATGTATGTTGGGAAATCGCGAATTCCTCGCAGACCGGAGTATGTTGGGAAATCGCGAATTCCTCGCAGACCGGAAGGAGGGAAGAGTGAGCACGATAAATAGAGCAGAAACAAAGAAGACGCTGCTTGCCATGTCGCAGTCATTTCGCAATGGCAAGTTCACACGGGTATCCAAGTCTGCGCTGGATGAGCTGGAAGCCAGACATCAAGCTGCCATGCGCGACCTTGTTCACAGGCAGCCAAGCAAGGGGAAGACAATCACAACTCTTTGGTAATCCTCGTGGATGGAATGCGGTTTAGGTTTTCACCACATTCATCATCTTGGCAAGGACTAACGGGGAAGGGGCCGTGCTTTTTCATTATTGGGCACCGCCCCTCCCCGACCATGCTTTTGAGCGACAAACCAGCTTGCCAATCATTTTTTAAGGGAGGTGATTCACAAGAGGAGAGTGCCGCTCCTGCCCATCCACAGGGTGGGCGGCCAGCGACATTCACCCGCCGAGTGGCGGAATGAATAAGCAAGTAAGTAAACCTAACAGATAAGAAACCATGAAAGAAATAAAACAGATACTAGGCATTGATAGGCTTGAGGCAATCGAGGCCAAGACAGGCCCGCTCTTGGACAAATGGGGCAATCAAATAGAGATGGCCAGAGGCATATACATGACTGACAGCTATGAATGTGCTGATGAATCAAGGAAGACAGGCCTTGAGAAACTGGTCGGAACGTGTGGCCCGAGGTATCAAGTGTATCAGTACCGCGACGTAAAGAAGCGTGCCGACGAAGCCCTGTACTCTGCTGGCATAGTTCCAAGCAAGGTCGAGGGATTCCTGACAAAGGGAGGTGCGTCAATGCGCTTGCGATACACGATAGACAGGCCAGAAAGGGACATCCCATCCCGTGAGCACTGGAAGCTCGGAGAAGAATTCAGTGCTGGCATTGACTTCACGACTGGGCATGGAGGACAGCAAAATGCTCAGGCAATCAAGGGTCACGGCTTCGTCACGAGGCTTGCCTGTAAGAATGGAATGCGCTCAAACCAGAGCGAGTTCTCTCTCTCCGTCAAGCACTTTGCAACGGAGAAGGTTGACGCTCGCCTGAGTGAAGACATCAGCAACTGCCTGAATGGGCTTGGCCAAGTTGTTACTTGGTTCAACAAGCTGCATGACGTCAAGATTACCCAGCGTCAAGGCGAGAACATCCTGAAGAACCTCCATATAGATAGGGGAGTGTGTAATGAGATAACATCTGTGTGGAACCATGCAGACGAGTGGATTGAGGTGTCGCGTGCAGGAACGCCTGAGTCATACCACTTGGGAAACCTGTATAATGTTGCAACTCAGGTACTGACCCACAATGGCGAGAGAAGGAACATTGATAGCTCCACCGAGTTAAGCGGAAGGATTCTTGATACCCTTGTTGATGCCCAGAGCAGCGAAAATAGGCTCAATGCGTTAATGGCCCCGCCACAGGCAAGGCGTCGGAGGGGCACGCCTCAATACGGTGAGCATCACGGTGTGGGTTCATTGATACAGAACAACTAAAGAGCTAGGGGAGGGGGATTGCTCCCCCTCCCCTACAAGGAGGTGCTCGCCGTTGGCGAAACCAATGAACGAAGCGAGGCAGCAGGGATGCCGCCACAGCAGTTAGCTGACGACAGTCCTGCCATGCCTCGAAGAAAAAGTAAACCATAAAAGACATGAACCTACTAACAGAGAGAAACCACAAGCTCCTCAAGAAGGATGCAGAGCTTGGCTACATAGTGGCTGGACTGAGCCTGCTCCCGAATGTGGAGGTAAATAAATACACGGACTTGATAAGTGCGGACACCTGTCCAATGTCAACCCCGGGATGCCGCGAGTCCTGCTGTAACACAACGGGACGAGGGATATACGAGAAGTCACAATTGGCTAGGGCAAGGCGCACAATCATGTTCTATACAGAGCGGGAGGCGTTCCTCTACCTACTCAGGGAGGATTTATGCCGCCTAAAAGAGCGTGCTAGCCGAAGAAGGCTCCTAGCTGCTTGCCGCCTAAACATATACTCAGACATATTATGGGAACTCTACCCCATCATATACGAATTCACAGAGATTCAATTCTATGACTACACCAAGATACTGGACAGGGTGATAGTGGACGGCAGAAAGAGTGAGATGCCACCCAACTACTACCTTACCTTCAGTCGCTCGGAGGATAACATCGAGGAGTGCCATAAAGCACTCGACTCAGGAACCAATGTGGCTTGTGTATTCAAGGACACAAAGCCCACATCATGGATGGGGCATGAAGTCATTGACGGTGATGAGCATGACCAACGGTTCCTCGACCCATCAGTGTCCCGGGATTCACTGGGCATAGATGGTGGCTGGGATGTTAAATACGCCTCCGACGAACCCCATATAATAGCACTGTCCGCCAAGGGCAGGGGAAGAAAGGACGACACTGGCTTCGTCATTGACTATGATACTGTGCAATTCATCCGCGCCCGAAACGCCATGGCACGCTACGCACGAGAAGAACAAAACCTTTTGGCATGAAGCATCCAGTTGGCGACTACGATTACTGGGAGGCCAAGGCACGCGAGTGGATGGCCATGCCCGGTGTAACAAAGTCAGAAATAGAGTGCTGCATAAGCGGCCTGCGGCATAGCAAGCGGCCCATCCTTGAGGAGCTTATTGAGGCAAAGAAGAAAGCCAAGACATTCAAGGACTTGATGGGTTGACAGTTATGTATGCCGTATATACAATCGGCACCCACAGGAGGTAGAGTGAAACCAGACAAGGAACATCGGAAGGACTTCGACGAAGACCTGAGGTTTGGGGAGGAGGGGGAGAGGTGGCTTCTCTGGCTCGCTGACGAGGCAAAGGTCGAGGTGAAACGCGAGCGGGACTTCTGGCATAAGTCAGGCAACCTGTTCTTCGAGGTAAGATACAAGGGGGCTCCATCAGGGCTCGCCAGCACAAAGGCTGACTGGTGGGTTCACATTCTGACACTACACGGTAAGCAGAAATCAGTCTTGGTGTTCCACGTGGAACATTTAAGAGACAAGCTTAGGGCCGCCCTAAAGAGCGGAGAAGTGCGACTTGCAGACGGCGGAGATGACAGCAATAGCAGGGGAATACTTGTCCCGCTTAAAAAGATTCACCTTATACTAAATGGGTGATGTGCATGGAAACAACAAACAGCAAAATACTAAGAACGTATCGGTTCAGCCAGACAACTCTGGACAGGCTTGATGAGCTATCAACAGCCACAGGCATCACCAGAACGGCGGTGCTTGAGCAACTGATACACGCAGCAGAGGTAGACGATGAACAGCAGGGAGAAAGGAAAGAGGGGGGAACGCCTTTGGCGTGACTTCCTAAGAGGATACGGCTTCACAGCAAGGAGAGGGCAGCAGTTCTCAGGCTCTCCAGACAGCCCGGATGTGGTGTGTTTGGAGATGGAGAAAAGCGTTCACTTTGAAGTGAAGTTCGTAGAGAAACTAAACATTGCCTCAGCTATGGGGCAAGCGAAACAGGACAGCGGGGGCAAGATTCCCGTGTTGGCCCACAAGAAAAGTCGAGAAGACTGGCTCGTTACAATGAACGCGTCAGATTGGATTCGACTAATGATGTGGGTGCAGCACAACAAGCTCGCCTCCCTTCCAGAAACAGAAAAGGAAGAGACAAATGAACGAAGCATCAGAGAGCAATTCGAAGACGGTCAAGAAGTCTTCGAGTTCGCAAAATAGTGGCATGGACTTCGACATCAGGTCGAAGAGCATAAGCAAAGTAGTGGCAGCCTTCTGCAAGGCTTGGGTTGAAATACATAACCCCAAGAAAAATGCCAAGAACCCATTCTTCAAGAGTAGCTATGCTACCCTTGAGGAACATCTCAACGTGGCGAGGGAGGCACTGTCCAAGCATGGGCTGGCCCCAACCCAGCCCGGAACCAAGAGGATTGACGGGGTTACACACCTCGCAACAGTCATTATGCACGGCCCGTCTGGTGAGCTGATAGGTGGATACTATCCAGTTACCCCTACCAAGGAAGACCCGCAAGCCGTGGGTAGTTCGGTCACATACTCAAGAAGGTATGCACTGGCCGCTATCCTAGGGATTGCAGGGGAAGACGACGACGATGCCGAGAGTGCCATGTCTAGGGGCGAGCAGTCCAATCAGGGCAGGGCTTTAAGAAGACAACTACCGAGTGAGTTCCTTGGCGAAAACCAAGGTGCCTAACGGTGGAGCGGGGGCGTCCCGGTGTGCTGCAGTTCGCCGGGGCGCACCCCAAACCAAGGAGAAAATCAATGAGTGGAATAATGACATCAGACGGGTACATGAAACCCGCAGATAAACCCAAGCCAAAGAAGATGGAGCATCACGACAAGTATCCTCCATCCTCCTTTCCGGCCCTACAAGCGTGCCCGTGCTATAAGCCATCGGGCGAAGGCAGTCCAGCCGCCAATCGTGGCACTAAGCTGCATGAGGAACTGGCTGAATACATGAACCGCCTGAGTAGCCCCACGCCCTTGGACTATAAGGGGCTCGACCCTGAAGTCCAGTGGGCAGCAGATTACATTGGGGACATAATTCAGCCCTATCCAGATGAGGTTATTATTGAGTCAAGGGTGACGGTAGCGATGAACGGCAAGGAACTGACGTTCGGCCATGCTGACGCCTATTGCAGGAATAGCCTCTTCGACCTGAAGACTGGGCAGCAGGAGCGCAACTACGGCCCCCAGATGGCCGTGTATGCCCTCGGGCTGATGCAGAAGAACGGATACAAGGAGATGAACATTCACCTCCTCTACTCGGCCCTGAAGAAGGTTCACGCCTACACCATAACCCGGGAGGAGGCAGAGAAGGAAGTCTTCGACACCGTGAAGAAGTGCGAGAACCCAACCAAGGCACCCAAGCCATGCGACTACTGTGGATGGTGTGCCCATAGGCTGCGATGTACCGCGCTAAATGATTCAGCCATGATAATGTCTGGCGGGCTTGAATACCCAGAAGACATGAATCTGGCTGAGGTAAAAGACCCTGCCACAATGGGCAAGTTCAAGGCAGTTGCTGACGCACTCAAGACTTGGATTGATGCCGTCAGCGAGAAGGCCAAGGAGTTCAACGAGATTGACGGGTATCGCAAGTGTACCAGAAAGGGCAGCAAGAAGCTCGACTCTGTTGGCGACATCCTTGAGATGATTGACCTACCCAAGGAGAAGCTGTCTGAATGCTGCACCATTTCATACAGCAAGCTGCTCAAGCTATATCAAGAAGAGAGAAAGGTTTCCAAGGAGCAGGCGGAGGAAGAGTTGTCCGTCCTCCTCTCTGCTCAAATAAAACAGGGACACACAACAACATACTGGAGGAAAGCTGATGGCTGAAGCCAAAGTGAAGTACAAATACGAGGAAGTTGGGGATGGCGGTGCCTTTCTCAACGACGACAAGACAACCGAAACCCAGCCGCTATACAAGGGCACCCTTACATTCGAGAAGGATATACCATCCGGACAGAAATTACAGGTTGCAATGTGGCTGAATGAGGCTCAAAAAGACGGGAAGAAACTGAAGAAGGGCGACAAATATTGGGGACTCAAGGTTTCCATCGCTACTGCTTTAGAGGAATCCCCAACTGAAGCTCCTTTCTAAGGAACCTCAGGGACAACCCGGGGCGGGGTGCATATTGTGCCCCGCCCCTATTTATCACAAGGAGTACATAATGCTAAAAGCAGCTAACAAAGAAGAACAGGCTCTTATCTGTGCCACGCTTGACATTGTTACACAATGGAGCGGCATAGATGCAGATGTCATAATGAGTGCTTGCAGACAGGAGCCTGTCGTGAACGCAAGACACTATGTAATAATCCTTCTCATGGATACCGGGCTATTCAGCAATATAGGGCTGGGTAGAATAATAAACCGCGACCATTCAACAATCCTGTATGCCAAGGTCAGGCACCACACAAGGATGCAAACAGACAAGAACTATCGCGTTGGATTCGAGAACGTCAGGGAAGCATTCCAATTGCTTCCCTCTAGCGAGTCTGAGCTTGTCAGAAAGGCAAGGCGATGGAAAACAGCAATGGAGGAATACAGAAATGCCAAGGAGAACGCCGACCGTATGGTACAAGAACTGTCTATATATGATGGACGACCTTGAGATGGTCTGGCTCCAGTCCCAAGACGCAGGCAGTTGTGCTGTCTGGGAATGGGTAAAGGCAGACTGTTGGAAAAGGAACTCACCCCAGCTCAGGCCAATGTCAAAAATAGAGAAGGATGGCGTAGCCAGAAATCTCGGGATTGATGCAATCAGGTTCGATGCAATCATCGACAGGATGATGACAGAAGTGAACTGGATTGATGCTGACATGAAGGTGCGAAGCTGGGAGAAATGGCAGTCCCTCGCAATAAAGGAGGCGGACAGCGACAGGCAGTATGTAAAATACTGGAAAGACAAGGCCAAGAACGAAGGCGACCCTGAGTTGCCCCCCGTGCTTCAGGACGACAAGTTCCGCATAGCATGGGAGGAGTACACCAAGTACAGGGCACAGAACAAATGGGTTCCGCTGAAGGCCATGTCCGTCGAGCGCAAGTGGCGCGAAATGGCAGACTGGGGACTAGAGGGAGCACTGGAGTCTATCGAGCAGTCCATCCGCAACGGATGGCAGGGACTCTTTGTGCCCAAGTCCTTGATTCAAGAGAAAGCACAGTCAAGGAAGGCCCCAACTGTATGGGAGGCAACGCAAAAGCTAAAGCTGATAGAGGAGGAAATGGCCGCCCTCAAGGGACGGCACTTCTCAGGCCCCCCAGCCAATAACTGGGTTGGGGACAAGGGAAAGAAGGCCAAAGCAGAATGGCTTGAGCTAAAGGAAAAACAAAAGAAAATAAAACTAACCCTCATGGGCTAGTAGGGAATAGGGACTGCGCCCCGCCATAGGGGCGCAGCTCCCTAATCATCTGGGCGGCAACGCCCTGTGTTACAATTCTCTTCCCAACCAATCCCTGCCAGTATTCCGTTCTCTCATCAACGGGCATGGAACTCAGCTTGTTAATCAACCAAGCCGACCGGGCATTCACTGGCAGTGACTTCAACATCTTCTCTTCACGACTCAAATTCAAATCCCTAAACCTCTGCACAAGGGCACGCTTAACCAGCAGCGTATCATGTGTTTGCGGCATAGCCCGCAGCATATCCATCGCAGCCCTAGCCCTATCCCTTGGGGCCAAGTCGTGCGTCTCCCCCCAGAACTTATCCACCAGCCTCTTTCTATGCAGGGCAATACCAGCCTCCTGCTCCGCAAACTGCTCCATTTCCCTCATGCCCTCAGTTGGGGCAATGAACTTGGAGCGAAACAGACGCTTGGCTGGTGCTGTAAATGGGCTGCTCATCAGTGGCGAGCGTCCCGCTACTGGCTCCTCTGGGATGAACTGAGTAACCATGCCCCCGGTAAATCCGCGAAGCCCATGCCCCCACATCAGCGGCGAGCCACCCAGAACCTTGGCTAACTTACGATACAGTTGTGGTGTATTATTGTAGTATTGCTCTACTGATGGAGCTGCCTTTGCCTCCCTGCTAAGGATAGGCGAGTGGTGGTAAAAGTTCATGTTGGAGGCCAGCTCCATCGGGGTCTTCAAGACCGGGTTAAGGCTGGAAAGGATGCTCTGGAATCTCCCCGCCGGGTCTAGTTCCAGCCCGCCCTCGGCAGACTGCACGTTAATCGGCATGAGGTTCTCCATCGTGGCGGCAATCATCTCCTCTACAGCCTTCGGGTCTTTCTTGTAGAAATGGTCGAGGCCCTTCTCAATGAGCATTGACACCATGCCGTAAGTCTCCCGGCGAGGGATGCGGATATACTCGCGAACCTTCTCCCCCGTCCAAGGGTGAGTAAAGAATGAGTCAAGTGGTATATGGAAGTAGTGCCTCTTGTCCTCTGGGCTAATTTCATCATAGTCCTCATCGTAATCCTTTCTTCTGTTCATTGCCCAAAAGGCAATCGTAGGAACAGCGGCCAAGGATGAGAGCCTGAATATAGTCTTGGCCCCCAACTTGGCGGCATCCTTGTCATTGCCAACCCTGAACGCATCAGACAATCGTTTCATGTCCCGCTCCACGCCCTGCACACGCGCATTAAAGAACATGAACACAAGGTTAAGGCGCATGGCATCAGTAATTGTTCCCCGTCTGGCAAAGTCAGGCGAGCCCACGTAGTTGCGTACCTCAATGGCAATCTTACGCATCTTGGCGGCCAGCTCTCTTTGCATGGCATACAGGGCTGGCCCATCCTCCGTATTGTCCATCTTCTCCCTCAACTTGATGGCCCCATCTATGTCAAGCCCGCGCCTCATGCCAGCGAGCTTGGCGGTATATTCCATTATCTTGCCAACGGTATTGAGCTTGTCTCTCACAAGCCCGCCAGCCTCAAACAGTGGGTCAAGGGTTCCACGCCAACCCTTATGCTTCTTAACCGGATTACGTACCTTCTCCCTTTGCAGATAGTCACTGATGGTTGAGCCTGCGGCACCAGAGTCAATGAACTCCTGAACCAACAGCTCAGGCTGGCCCATCATCCTGCCCAGCAGCTTGTCCTTTTGCAGCAAGCCACGGGACAGAGGAACATTAGCCCACAGGCTGGCAGCAAAACCACGAAGGTACTGCATGGCAAAGTTAACAGGGACACCATACTTGAAATCCTTCAGGCCAAGCCCGTAGCGTGACGTAGTAGCGAGACGAAGAGGGTCTACCAACAGGGCATTGAATGTCTGGAAGAATACGTTCAGCCCTGTGGCACCCATCTTGAATGTGTCTGATGCAAACTCTGCAAACAGGGTTGGGCCGGACTTGGCAACTCCGCCATCATACTTGAGGACACTGGCCACCTCCTCCTTCATAATATAGGTGTGCCTGTACCCTTCCACATATACCTCAATCGTTTCCCAGCCCTCTGGAATAGCCTTCTTTCCGGCCATCCTCATCTTCCTTTGCAAGTCGGCAATCTCTGAGGATATTTTATCACGAGTCACCTGACTCTTGGCATTTTCCAGCTTCTCTTTGGCCACGGCGATGGCGTCATCTATGCTCTTATTGTATTCTATTACAGCATCGCTCGGCTCCCTCTCTGCACTGAACTCCTGTATCTCCACGCCCTGCGTGTCTATCTCTGCGAGCTTGGTAAGAAGAAGGCCAAACTTGTTATACTCAGCGGCCATCATTGAGGTATAAATCTTGAACCGGGCAGCATCCATCAGCGGGACAAGCCTGAAGTCCGGGCTCTGGATTCCCTTGATATATTCCAGAAGGCTCTTGTCCTTTATGTTGAAATACTGGGCCACATAGAACGGGGCATAGAAGTCACTTGAATCAAGTATCTTCAGGTAGGCGTTCATGTTAATCCTGCCAGACTCGACAAGGCCAAAGAGCGACTCAGAGAGGAAGTCGTTATAGACATCCTTGGCCCTCTTAAATTCCTCCATCTTCTCCTCGCCAAGCTTGCTCCTCAGCCCTGACAGGCCCTTCAAGACTGAGTTATTGTTCCACTCTGCAACCTTCTTACTGGAAACCATCAGTGTCACCAGCTCAATTCTCTCCTCACTGGACAGCCTCTCCAGCATCCTCTCAGTTTCCTCCGTCTCCTTGATTGTGCCGTCCGCATTTACCTCTATCCCAACGGAGTCAAGTATCTCCCTTCTCCTCATGTCCAGCTCTTCCTGCTTGGCCAAGCGGGTATGGGTGCGGTGAAGGAACAGGTAAGTATTGAAATCCTTCTCAATTTTAGAGCCCCTTCCAATGATGCTCTTGATGGCTGCATTGAACTGGTCGTTCTTATGCTGGGCCTTTTGTGGGGCACCGTTAAGTAGCTCATGGTTCTCCTCTGTGGCAAGAAGCGGGGCACCGCTGTAGTTTCTTGACTCCAGAACCTTGCGCTCTGCCACGCCAAACACCCGGGACTTGGAGATAACTCCCTTATAGAACCTCTCCCACCAGCTCATCTGGCTTTCCTTCTCCGGGGCTGGCTCCATCACCTGTTCAGCGGCAGCGACTGCTGACTCAGGCGTTATGTTCGGGTCACTGACGTTAATGCGGGTATGCCTTCTGGACTCGGAAAGAGAGATTTCCTCTCGTATCCCGAATGGCCCACTAAGACGCCCCTGAATCTTTCTTACTACCCCGCGTAATGCCTTGACTGTCAGGTCTACCTCCTGACCAAGCGTCTCTGGGTATTGAGAGTAAACATCCTTCATAACTTGTTTACCCATGCTCGCGAAAAGTAATGCCCATATACTTATTATCGTATCAAAGGCTGCCCGTCTCCCGCCCGCTTGGCCCCGCATCCAAAGCAGTTGGCGTTTCAAGTCGTCCGGAAGGAGTGGCATAATTACGTTTTGAAATTGTTCATTAAACATCTCTCTATTTATCTGCACTGACTCCGGGCTGCCTTCCACCGTTAGTGTTAAATAGTGAGGTTGGAGTTGAGGGGGCAGGAACTCCACTTTAGGGCTTGGTGTCCAGACTTTCCGTTGCAAAAGCATTTCCCATACCCTCCTCATTGCTAGGTGTCCCCAGTGTTCTTCATCTAAGCCTCTCTGGATTTGGCGGCGTGACTTCTCTGGTGTGGATTTGGCCTCCCAATATTGTGTCTTCTCCTCTAGCTTAACAACGTCCAAACTGGGCGGAGCATCAAACAACTCTTTTGAAGGCGGTGGAAGGTGTGCCAAATGCTTAGGTCGCTTGGGGTTTTTTATTCTGGGAAGAGCGACATTAAGCATACGCATAAACAAATCCATAGCACTCGTCAGAACTGCATTCTGCCACTGAGTCACCATGCCGGAAAGCAGCTTCTTTTCTGCTTCTGGTAGTATATCTATCCTGCTTTTCTCTTGGATTAAATCAGCAGTCCCCGGAGTATCCTCGAATCCAGCTAACGCATCACTTATGTCATCCTCGGCGATGACGCCCGACTGAAGTTTGGCTTCCAATTCATCAATGGCAGACGCAATAAGCTCATCAATTTCCGCTTCTTCCTGCGCCTTGGGCTTGGCCTTGTAAAACTCCTCTAGTTCAGGCGACATAGTGCCCGGGTACTCTAATATAGCCTCCAGATTGGATTTCTCATGCTCAACTTGAGCCTTCAATTCATGGAACCCCACAACATCAGTCCGCACCCGCCAAGGCACAAGGCTCCAAGGGCCTGCCGTTAACTTATCCCTTAAACTGCCCCTCGTCCCAAGAACTAAGGCCACCAATCGCTTCATCCATTGAAGCCCTTCCCCGCTCTCTATAATATTTTTTAGCTCGTCCTCAAAGTATGCCATCGGCTCTACGTCTGGCCCTTCTTCCTCAGCGAGGGAGGTAGCTCTCGCCAAGGCAAGGTCTTCCTTCTCCTTCATTACATCCAATATATAATTGATATGTTTAAGCTGCTCCTCAGGGCTTGGGTCTGGAACCTTGGTGTAGGATAGCTTGCTAATCCATGACTTAAACGTCATGCCCTTCAGCTTGGCAACTTCCGGGGTTTCAACGGTCGAGACGTCCCGATAACCCAAGTCGTACATAGTGCCCATAGGGTTACTCAGTGAGTCATCGTACTGAAACTCCTTCGTCCCATATATGCTATGGGCTTCCCCGAATAGTCCCTTGTCCAAGAGTCCTTTATCTGCTTCTATTTGAGCGTCCCCGGATTTCGCCTCGGGTGAATGGGTGACGTACTGGAACTCTTTCCCTCCCCTCGCTTCATCAAACAACACGAATTGATTTGCCCACCCAATCATAGGAATCACCGCATCCGCAAGCGGGGCTGTCTGCATGGTTTCAATGGGCCTAGTGGAGAGTGCCTTATATGTCTGCTTGACAACTTCATCAAGCAGGGTTGACTCATTACTGACAGAAATACCCAGCCTTGCAAAGGCTCCCTTGATTGCATGGACGAACCACTCAAGTGCGGTCTTGGTTGCTGCGCCATCCTCGTACACAACATTAGCCAGCCACTGCTGGAACTCGTTATGCTCAAAAGCATGGGCAACGAACTCCTTCATGTTGGAAAGCTGATACTCAAACGCCTCGCTAACCTTCACCTGAGTCCCGTCGGCGTATTTAATATGCTCCTTCCCGGCGACCTCCTTGGCCTTGTTGAACACCTTCTCCATCTCCACCCACTTCTGCTTGCCGCTTTCATGGTCGCGGGCAAATCCATCAGTGAGCATATGGATGGACTCATGTATTAAAACATTATAACTCTGAACCGGGTCTGCATAATCCAGTGGCGTGAGGAATATGTTGTTATTGAAGTAAAGGCCAGCGACATCAGACAGCATTGACTTCTTGTTCCGCCCCACCATGTGAACCCTAACGTCCTGCCCTGTTGACTCAGCCGCTGGTAAAATAATATCGTGAAAGAGTCGCTTCATCGGGCCAAGCCCAAGCTCTTTGTTTTCAAATGTCTTATCCAATGCCTCGGATATTGCCTTCTCCGCTTCAAGAAGGGACATGGAGGCTTGGACTTTAACCGAGGGCCGACTAGTAGGAGACTCCTCAATCCAAGCCTGCCGTCGCTTGGCGAATGCGTCTCTAACCCTCTCCCACTGTGCCTGCCTGCCATTGAGCGGAGCCACAAGCTCCATGAATGTTGGTGTCCCGTCTTCATGGAACTCATTGGCCATAATCCTCGTCCCTTCCTTTAGGCTGAAGAGGAGCTTCTTGGTGAGCCTTTGCAGTTCCCCCGGCGGCTTTTTCCCCGTAGGGCCGTATGTCTCTTGGGTAACAGGCCCGGTGGGCATAGTGTCAAGTAAGTGGCCTTGAAACTTAATTGCTTCCGGGGACATCGCCCCCGTGTCGGATAGCATTGGGTGGCGCGGCCCCTCGCGCTCCTTCACCTCTGATATGTCCATCTCGGAGGCATGGCTGAGTAATGACTTCTTCTCGGCCATCCTCACATCCTGACTGGAGATGTCCATTGAGTCGGCAATCTCCCTCATGTATCTTTCTAGGCTCTTCTTCAGGCTCCCGACAGCCTCCCTGAGGTGCTCCCTTGGAATTGCATGAAGGTTTCCTTTGGCGTCAACTGTTACAGCCTGTCCCGGATTATACCCTTTAAGGTATCTTGCTATGGCGACAGGAGCAGACAGCTCCTCGAATCTTGGTAGCTTCCCAGCAAGAACGGCTTCTGCGCGTTTGCCTTCGATTATCTTAGCCTCTTTCTGTATCCTCTTGAACATCGCCCCGACATCATGGGCCTTGCCAGCCTTATCTTTATCCCGCTCCAGCCCCCTTAGGGTGATGTTGTTTTCGTATATTTGCTCGTTAACAACACCCTGTCTCAGGGTAATTTTTTTAAGCTCCTCATTGGTTACATTTTCAACCTCTTCAATTGGAACCCATACGTCTGGCCTTGCATAGGGCTGAATATGAACATCAATCTGCTCATACCTTCCGGGCTGAATTGGCCCCTTGCCGTCAGGGCCACGGTATGGCTTAACCGCGCCCTTCTTCAGCCCCTCCTTTATATTCCTATATCCAAACCGCTCCTTGGTTTCTACATTTGAAATTGGGGTATTCTCCCTCTCCCATGTGTCAATCTCCTCGTCTGTCATGGGGCGGCGGGTAATCCTTTGTCCCGGGAGCTTCTTCCAAACAGTCGTGCGCTTGACAACCGTGCGCCCGCCAACAACCTCTCCCCCATATTCCCTTATCCTTCCTAGGTCTATGGCTTGCTCCCTAAGCTCCCTTTCCTCAGCCTGTAACTTTCTGATTCTGGCCTTGAGGGATTTAATCTTCTTGAAGGAAACCGCGTCCTTGTAGAGCCAATTTGCAGCCTCCTCGAAAAGGTAATTATTGATGAGCCTATATAGCTGCTCAGACTGAAGCTCCGATGTCTCCGTCGAGTCCGGCCTCTTCATCAGGTCGAACTTACGTTGACCAACAACCAGATTCTGAATTTTCTCAAGGAAGATAGACAACGCCTTGGATAGCTTGCCGGATGCTGCCAACTGTGCGCGTTGGTCGGCAGACCGAGAAACCCCAGCCTCTCCAGATAGAGCCCTGTCCATCTCGACTTGAACCCTATCCATTTGGTCAAAGACTGTCTCATTGTCCCTAATCTCCACCTTCACCTTGGTATCAAATCTTTTGTGAGCCTTCAGTCCTTTTAGTAAATCGAAATACCTATGCCTTAAAAACTTGAAGCTCCCAAAGTGGGCGAAATTATGCGCGGCAGCGGGCCCGGTCATCCCGCCCTTCATGGTGGCCCTGCCATCAAATATGGCTTGCAGCTCTTCTCTGGTTTGCTGCATCAATGTTGCTGCACGGTCATAGGCCACAGAGCTGCTTCTGCCGCCGATGGGCTTTGCCCTCTCAGTGCTAAATGTAAGGGAAAGGGCATTTCTCCTGAGCACCTCAAGCCAAGTCGGGTATCCCTTTAGCCCCTCGCTCTCCTTGCCTCTGGCTGGCTTGGCATACTTATCCCTCTCCTTGTTGCCTTGAACCCATTCGTGAACGAATAGTGTGTCAGCCTCGGAGAGGTCAGGCCCGTCGTTCCATTTCCTCTGCTCCCTGTTAAGCTCAAGGGCTTCCTCCGCAGGGGTTGGCTGCATCCATTGGGCTGTCTCTATGGCAAGAACCTCACCCGGGTCACGAGTGAGCTTGTCCCTAATCTCGATGCCAAGTTCCTTGCCAAGTATCTCCCTGTTGCGCCTAACTTCTGCCAGCTTATTCTCAAGAAGTTTGGTTCCCTCCTTCTGGCCCTTCTTATCAAATTTCTTCTTCTCCTCAGCCAGCCTTAACTCAAGACTCCTTATGCTCAAGACCAGCTTTCTATATTGCTGATTAAGAGTAGGCTCCACCATTGGGGCTTCCTGTATCTCAAGAACCAGCTCCTCGCCAGCAACCTGAGCCTTCGAGAGCCTCTCATGCCTCTTGTCAATCCTATCAATCTCCCACTGGACTTGCTGTGCTATAGATGCCCCCTCCTTTGGGGCCTCCAGTTCTGCAATCTTACCCTGCACCTCCTTCAGTTCCGTGGCAATTTCCTTCCGGGAGCGAGTTCCCTCGGCGACAGTCTTGACATCGCCCATAGTCTGCTTGGGAATTGTCTTCCACTTTATAGGCCCCCTTGCTGGCACTAGGACTGGAATAGTTTCACCAACTCGCTCTGCTGTTGGCACTGGAACAGCCTTGCCCTTCTTGGCTTTAGCCTTGGCAGCCTCAGGCTCGGCCTCTAGCTTTGGAGCCTTGGAAAGCTCCTCCTCTAGCTCTACCTCTCTCTCCCTAAGCTCCTCGACTGTGGGCGGCTTCTCAAGTGGAGCAATATCCTCTTCAAGCCCCGGAAGACCGAGCTGCCCCGCAGTGGGCTTTGCCCCGGCCTTTGGTATTGGAGCCCCCTTGCCCCTCTTGCCCCGGGCTCCGCCCATACCGGGAAGTTCCTGTTGCTTGGCAAATGGTATGTCTATACCAGTGGTGTCTTCCTTTGAGAAGTCTGGGGGCGCAACCTTTCGATGCACCGCCCCAGTAAGATGAGCCTCAGTGGGGTGCTGCACAGCCTTTTCAGCCACGAACGCCGCGATGTCTACCGCTGGGAAGTTAGAAAGAGCACCTAAAACTATGTGCCACTTACTGGCCTGTGGCTTGCTCGGGTTCAATGGAATCGCACTCAACTCCGGGTTGTATGCGACAAGCAAATCGTATGCCTTGTCAGTTAACTGATTATTGTCAGAATGCATGAGCGTATTGCCAAGCAATTCTTTATTGATTCCCTTGGGGAAGTCATAGACAGTTGCTGCTTCATCTGTAGCAACTTTCCACTCGCGCTGATGGGCATGCGCGATGGCGTCTTCATCACTCACCTCTTTGGAGCCTTTTTTGCCGTATCTCCACTCCTTATTTTTAACTACCTCTGATTCCAGCTCCTCTGTCGTTATCTCGGGCAGTCCTTCCTTTACCGACCCCTCTTGGGATGTTGTCCAGTCAATCCCAGTGGGGGAGTCCTCAAGAACTGCCTCCTCTGCCGTGGGCTGGGGGCCTTGGGCAGGAGCTGCATCTTCTTTACCCTCAGTCAGGGACTCCTCCCCATACTTGTCAATATGGGCCTTTATCTCTGCGTATTGCTCGGGCTTGAGGGAGCCACCCAGAATACTGAACCTACGTCCGTCGTCGGTATAATTCCATCTCCCCTTCTTCTTGGGCCTATTTGCGCTCACCCATGCCCGGGCCTTCTTGAATCTGTCAGCCCCCTTGAACTCAAGTATGTCTGCATCAGGAAACCGCGCACTGCTGTTCTCTTTCCATACGCCAATAGTCAGCCCCTCGTCCCTCTGGACTTCCGCAAGCTCCTCTTCTGACATCTCCCATTTCTCAGAGAACGTGCCATCATTGGTGTCGCGATAGATAGTCCCGGCAAACTGCTTGTACTCATCCTTGAGCTGTTGCTCCTCTACTCCTAGCTTCTCCGCCTCAAAGAAGTAGTCCGCCTTATCAACGGACTCTTGAAATTCACCAAGTGAAACACCCTCGTCCGCACGCTTCTTGATTAACTTGGCCAAGGCAGCCTGTTCAGCCATCTCATTTGGGTCGCCCTCAAGCCTGCCCTTGCGCCCGTGCCGCAGGACTGTTCCTGCTGAATAATAGACAGCTCCGGGGCCAAGCTCGGCAAAGCCCTCAATCAGCACCGATGGCCAGTGGAGGGGAGTCTCAGGCTTTGACCACTTCTGGCCAATAGTCTCGCCAGCCATCCCGAAACCCATTTGCATTCCAAGCTCGGTGGCCCCAACCCCAATACGACTAATTGGTGCGGCTGCCAGCTTTGGTGCTACTGGCCTTATTGCCCCACGGGCACCCATTAGTATAGCCCTACCGCGCCCTGCCAACCCGGCTGACACAGAGTCAAATACCCCCACGGCCAAGCCGTGCTTTTGGGCTATATCGCGTGCCTTCTTGTGGAGCTTCTCGTCATTGATAGCATTGAACAGTGCTTGGGGATTGGTTGTATCCACCCCAGCCTCACGAAAAGAATCCAAGTAAGCTCCTGCTGACTCCAGCGCATGGGATGAAACTCCAACTCCAGAAATCGCGCCCCAAGCAGCTCCTGCCGCTGCTGTCACCGGAGCTGCCACAGTACCTATCGCTGCTCCACCAGCAGCACCAGCGGCCACATTCCTTGTCACCTTGCCGGGAACGTAGTTACCATCTGCATCAAAACCGCCCTCGGCTCCCGCCTTCCACAATCCGCTCATGGACTCTACAACGGCTTCAGTCACGATGCCGAGCGGTTCATCCATGAACTCACCGAGCGAATTCCAGAAGCCTTCAGACTCAATAAACTCACGGTACTCCTTGGACTGTGGAAGAGACTGAAGCTCCCTCTGTACTTCCGAAATGGCCCGGATGTCGTTCATGTCCAACTCGTCATCCATGCGCTGAAGAAGGCCCATGCCCATGAGCTGGGACTGCTTGCCAAGAAGCCTACCGCGCATCCACGCATTGGAAATGGCCTTGCGAAACCCGATGTCATTGTCCTGATAGGCAACCCTTGGGGTGGGGTTCTCGGGAGTGGTGACAACGCGCCTTCGCGGCTCCGCCTCTTGCATCAGGGACTCGTGAACTTGATGTGCGTCAAACGGTATCCCCAAGTCAATGTTCCGCCTCGACTTTGCTGCGTTGAATATGTCCCTAACCTTCTCGTCGTGCAACGAAGTGGACGGGTCAGCATATACAAGGGCAAGGGCAATCTCCTCATCCGTCCTGTTGCCAAGGCGAGTGGGGTACTTCCTGCGGTAATGGTCAATTAGGGATGGCATCAGTCTACGTCTAGCCCAAGTTGTCTAGCTTTATTTATGGGAATCTCATGCCGCTTGAGGTCTGACAATTTCAGTGCCCTGTACACATCCATCATTTCGTTCTCAGCAAACTTCTTTTCCTTGAGCATGGCAGCAAGCTTCACCTTGGCTTTGGCCTTTTTCTTCTGCAAGTCGGACATTTCCGAAGGAGTCCGGTCACGCTTAACATATTTACCACGGCCCTTACTTTCAATGGAGAAGGATTTAATCTCTTCGTTTGCCATCCTTTCCAAGTTCTTGAGTTCCGTGGTCGTCTTCCTTACTGTCGCTCGCGTCATATTATTTGCGCCAGAACTAGTTCCCTTAATATACTTCCCTGTGCGGCGAGCGTATTCCCCTTCAATATACTTCTTTATATCTACATTGCTGCCTACACCCATGAAGTCCCGCGCCCAGTCCTTCACCTTCTTGGGAGTTCCAGCCGGGTCGATGAGAACCGTACCTTTGCCTCGCTGGACAACATAATCCGTCCCCTTAGTCAGGTGCGGATAGGCCCACTTTCTTACTCTGGTTTCGTCAAGTTCCTCCCTAGTCGCAGCCCCCCGTAAGACAGCTCGTCCGTCACCATCGACTGGCGTCGGTGCTGGCTCCTCGTCGCCCCACTCTACCCACTGCCCGGGTTTGGCCCTGTCCCTACGGGAGGCTCTTTCAGAGCTTATGTACGATGCCCGACTTCTATCAGCAAGTGATTCATCGTCGGGAGTATGACTCGCCGTCGATTTTGCGCGCAACTCTTCCTCCGTCTTCGCTTGACGCTGCGGGGCATCCTCCTCTCTGTACTCACGCTCAAGCTGCCTGTCTTTCTCACGTGCGCGGTCTTCATCATCCTGAATTCTCTGTGCCAAGGCCGCTTTAACATCGTCACTATCAAGGAAGTCGAAGAACTTCTTGGTGTCACCCTTGGCCAGCTCGCGCAGGCCAGTGACTGTCTCAGTTCTGACACTGCCGGGGGCAGTTATTCTTGTTCCCTTTTCGTCTGTTGTGACCGTAGTGGGGCCAGTAGCGGGTTTAAGTAAATCTGGTGCTGACCCTCCCTCACTTTGTGTCACACTCTTTCTTGCATCTGAGGTGCTGCTTGCCTCTGGCACAACATTGGTGACTACCTTCTTGCCGTACTGCTTATTATCGGCGATAACCTGAAGCCTTGCCTTGACGTTACGCAATGTCGCCTCCCTATTCATAGAGGTGCGAAGCATTATCTCGCCCTCCTTATTAAGAAGAGGAGCACCCTTCTCGTCCGTGTAGGGCTTATGCTTATCCATCACAACGACATTAGGGTCGCCAAGAACAGCGGAGAGTTCCGTGTTAGGAGCTATGTCATTATTCTCAACCAAATCAGCAACCAAGATTCTCGTCTTTATGTCTTCAAGCTCCATCTCCGCCTCTTCAGCCTGACGCCTGTGAAATTCAACTGTTTCCTGCGACACGCCCTCGCCCATTCGCCCCTGCCCGCCCTGCACATCAACAGGCCCTCTCTCAACTATCCTCCTTGATTCTTCCAGCTTATACCTAAGGTGCTTTACGCTATCCCGAACTCCCTGAGACATACCCTTTAATCTGGCATTAAATTTTGCCTCCTCCTCGGCGGTTTTATTCGCCTCATTCATCGTCCTTTCGTGCGCCCTCAGTTTTAATTGGAATCTCGAGACAGCATCGGCGTTAGCTGACGCAGCGGATGTTTCTCGGGATACTCTGGATGAGCCAGAGCGGCTCTGCCCTATACTCCCCATTAGCCTGTTGATTCTGTTTTCCACTTTTGTCTTCTCATCCACAAGCTCACTAAACCTTGTATCGTTGGTTTCGTGATTGTGCATTTCTTCGACAATCCTATTAAGCTCGTCATTAGAATCATCAATTTGACGAGTTATATCTAAGTCCCTCTTAGCCTTCTTTACCTTGAACTTGTCTAGCTTACGTTCACGACGCACCTCAAGGTCGTATCCAGACTTGCCCCTCTTATTCTTCTTCAGCATCGCTTCGTGACGCGCCTTGGCCGGGGCTTGAGCCTCCTCACGTAACTCCAACTCCTTCGCCCCCTGATTGGCCTGAATGATGTTTGAGCTAATGCTATTCCAGTTTTTAAGTCCTGAAGCGAATCCCATAATAATTCTTTCTGTTAATTATCGCTACCTACCTAGAAGGCTCGTGCCACCTGCTGAGGCAATGCCGCCGAGGAACTTATAATTTTTGGCTGTCAGCTTGTCGCCAATTCCCTGAAGCGCACCACCAGCCATGCCGCCAGCGGCCTGAAGCCCCATACCCGTCAGCCCTCCTAGGATGTTGCCCCACGGGTCATTCTCCCGCTGGTACTGCCAATTTGCGCTTTGTGTCCCAAAGATGCTTGCCTGAGTGCCGTACACATTTGCGGCAAACTGGGTGCCCAGCGCACCAGCATTGGGGTTAACCCCTATGCCAGCCCCAAGCCCCGAGGGTGCGAACATTGCAGCACCGCCCTGTGCGCCAGAGGCTTGGCCGAACTGGGCAGTCTGCGGCATCCCGACATAACGGGCAGCCATGTTCATCCTCTGCCCCAATAGGTTGCGCCCAACCCCAAACTCGGCAAACGCCTCGCTGATGGCCGGGGCGTCTCCCAACATCGGCCCGCCGCGCGCAGCGGATGCCCTCCTGAACGCCTGCTGGGCAAACCGTTGCTCCTCGTCGGTGAGCGACATCCCGGCTTCCAATTGCTCAAGAGTCTTGCTTGCCAGCTTTTTGCGAACCTCTGCCCCAACCGGGTCGGAACGCTCGATTTGCTGCAACGCTTGGTCAACAAACTGGTTGCCATACTTCCGCTGAATGTCCAGTGCCATTTCTGCCATCGCATCAGACGACTGTCGGCGGGCCTGTAGCTCTGTAGTCTGCTGGTCTAAGTCCGAGATTCCCCGGAAATCATACCTCATCGTGCGTCCGCCAAAGGTAACGGAACCCACGCCACCCATCTTGGCCGCCGCCTCGATTTCCTTTCGGGCAGGAAGGCTCTCAATATCAGCAAACACCGCTTCCCTGTTGGCAGCGGAATAGTCGGGGACTGGCGGGGGGTCTGGCGGAGGGTCGCCCTTCGCTACTGCGTCTGCTGCCGCGTGGTACTTATCACGATACTTGGCGACGATGCCGCTCGCCAACCTTAGGCATTCAAGATACTGCTTTTTCATCTTTCCCACATTTCCCTAGTCTGTCCAAGAATCTTGGGCAAAATTCTCTAATTTTTCCTCTCCTTTTTGCCAGCAGTCTAAGACTTCTCCAACCGGAGAACCTCTCAGACAGTCCATCGACAAGAGTTCCAATCGCTCTCCTTTCACTGCATACAACATCTGAAATATAGAAGCAGTCCCCTTCATCGTTCCACGCTGTCCAATGCCTATCCAAGTCATGTTCGCAACACCGCCATGCAATTCCAACTCCCACCACGCGCTCATCCATTTCGACAACGAATAAACCTCCATTCTGATGGTGCCAGTTGATGTAAATTTCCAGTATGTCTTTCGGCCATCCACCAAAACAAATCCCTCGGGAATCATTCTCAGCACAGAAATCAGCCACCTCAGAAACTTTAAATCTTTTCCGTCTACCTTCATCCATCAATCTGTTTTCTCCAGCGTCATGCTATTCATAAATGCGCTGGCCTTGATATTCCTCAAATGAACCTTCCCGCTATTGGCGAATACGCGAAACTGCAGTTCAGAAAATTCGTTTACTGGAATCATGTTGTAATCCCTTGTGATAATTTCATCCTCAGGCAGGACGAACGTCAGGTTGGCGGGCAGGGTGACGCCGGTAATGCCTGTTATGATGGTGCTGGGGTGGATAACCTTCTCGTCGGACTCATCGGCAATGGCCCGCAGCTCCACATCAGCTCCCGGTGTGGAGCCGCGCAGCTCAAGCTCAACATGATTACCCAGCTTCTTGGAGAATACGTCTTGGAAGGTGAGTCCCCGGGTGACTACGTGGCTGGGTATGTCGCTCCCGACATCCTGAAAGGTGGCGTCCACCTCAGAGCCTGCAGCCACATAGTCCATCCATGTTACAACCTTGCCATCGCTGTGCCCCATAACCAACTTGGGGAACCCGCTGAATGCCGTGGTTGCGAAGGCCCGTGAAGTCCAGCCTGTCCAGAACCCGCTCCAGCTCTTCGTGACGGTATTGAAGACAAGGATATGGTCGGGCGTAGTAGCCGAGTCCAGCGGAACAGAAAGTATGTAGCGGTTGTTCCAGAACTTGGCGCAACAGGTATCCGCATTTCCCCAGTTGATGCGCTCTATGATGTCGCTAATCGACTGTGAAATTGGCTCCGACACCGAGCTTTGGGCACCAGCCAAAATTGTCTGAACGGTGCGAACCCCGTCCCGGGCAAGAAAGAACACATCAGAGCCAGCCTGAGCAATTGTGCGGTGTGACACGCAGCCGACGTTATTGTCCACGCGATGAACTGACCAAGCGGAGGCAGAGGATTGGCTTGGGTCAGTCGCTACGATATGAATGCTGTGCTCCTTAAAGACCAGCAGATTGAAGTTGTACCAGCTAATAATTCCCGTAATCGGGTCGCCCTCACCCTTACCAACCCGGAAGCTATAGTTGCTACTCCAGTTCCCGCTGCTGGCTGACAGGACATCGCTTGCCTGAATTTCATCATCGGCTGACGGCGTGTTGGCCGTGAAGAGTCGGCCAGTATGGCTGGCGAGAAACTTACCACGAGGCGGGTCGCCACCAGTATCCCCCTCATCAGTGAAGGACGAGCCATCGTAGGAGTGGACGTTCGTTCCGCCAGAGTCGGAGAAATAAACCTTATCAAAAAACTGAACGGCTTCCACGTTGTTCGACGCGCTGGGAGTGTAGCCACTAACGGAAGACCAGCTACCTCCGGTGGACTTGTAGACTACCCCGTTAGACACAGCCAAAAGCTGCTCGATACTGGGAGTATCCATGTAGACCAGACCCTGAATCGGGTTGGTTAGCGTAGAGCCGATAATCTCCGTTCCGCGCCTAGTGATGATGGCACCGAACTTGTCAATGTCCATATTCCTTGACTCGGAATACTGCCCGTCCTGAAGGAGGTTCGCCCGCACGCTGCTGGCCTGCCCGCCAGCAAAGTTCCCTACATAGTCGTAGGCCAGCGTGTCGTCGAGTCCGTCGTTAAAGAATGTGGGCATTATTCAAAATCGCCAGCTTCCCAGTGGCCCGAAATATGCGGGACAATAGAGGAAACACGAGCGGCCTGATGATTGTCCAAGTCCCGGGCGACTGTTAGCTGACCAGAGGCTTCTTGAAACTTAATCTGCGCCTTGCCGTACTGTCTCATGTGTTCAAGTGTATCACCCTCCACAAAGGCCAAGAGCGCGTTCTCAATACCGTTGATTACAGGCTCCCCGGTATCGGCCATTTGTGGCAGCACATCGGTGCTGGTGGAGGATGATGTTGTCCATGTGTTGCCGTCGGCGGTTATCTTCTGCTTGCCTAACACAAGCAATGACTTTTCCTCGTTTGGTTTCCTTAAAAGCTTGATGCGGGAATTGCCGCTACTGTCCCGTGGCAGCACGAGGAAGTTGGTGACAGAACCGGAGTCGTTGAACAGGGTGGGGTCAACCTGAAACACAGCCTGATAATCCATCGGGATAATCTCCAAGTCGTTCCAGCGTGCGGAGACAGGGAAGTCTACTGTAGAATTGAGCGTCAAGTCTTCCGTATCCACGGCGACAGTGTACGTCGTTGTGGCAAGCGTCTGACGCCAGAGGGCTGTGTCCCAAATCATTTCGTAACGCCTGTCCACGAAATTCTTGATAATGTCCAAGGTGGCAGAATCGGACTTCTGCATCTTGTCCGCCACGAATTGAGCTATTGCCGCTTTTTTCATTAACCAAGTATCCTAACGATTACCGCGCCTGCGCTTCGGCCCGGTGCGCCTGTCTGGTTTGGTCCGTTATAGATATGACCACCCATGCCGTATGTCTCTCCGTTGCCGAGGGCCGATACTCCGCCGCCAGTTGTGTTGTTGCTTGTAATACCGGCACCATCATAGTTGCTCGTCCCAGCGACTGCGGCCCCGGGAATTCTATAGTAAGTATCGCTGGAGCCAGAGACGGAGCCAATAGCCCCGCCCTCGCCCGCTGGGGTGCCCGACTCAGACTTTCCGCCTAGGCCACCGCCTCCTGTGAGGTAGCTCCCAAAAGTTGAATCACCCCCCGTGCCGCCGGTGCCATATTGGCCTGCCCCGGCCCCGACAGCACCAATCGTAATGCTAACAGTCGAAACCGAGGAAACATCAATCCAGTCCCGAACGGTTCCCCCGGGGCCACCCGCCCCTGCGTAGTAGCCACCACCACTGCCACCACCGCCGCCTATGCAGATTACCTCCACCCATGAAACCCCTGATGGCTTTGTCCATGTTGCATCTGATGTGTAGACAGTCTGACTTGCGGCAGAACCGCTGGAGGCAGACGTTACCCGCCCCTGCGCGTCCACTGTGACATCAGCATTGGTGTAGCTCCCAGCAGTGACGGCGGTATCAGCCAGCTTGTCGCCAGTAATTGCGTCATCGGCAACCATTGTGGTTGTCACCTTGGACGTACCTATGGCTGTAACGCCGCTTGAGTTAATCGAAACGTCACCCGTTACGCTCGTGGCCGTCGGAACCCCGGAGTTGCCAACCACTAGCTGCCCGTCCGTGAGGGCGGCTAACTTGGAAAACGGAACGGCATCATCCAACTTCGCTGACGTTACTGCCAAGTCGTTAATCTTGGCAGTAGTTACCGCACTACCCGCAATCTTGGAGGTGGTAATGGAGCCGTCATTGATGGTAGCGTTGTCAACAATGTTGTTTAACTTGGTATGCGTTACCTGTTCGCCGCCCTCAAACGTATGCCCCTTGCTGATTTCTGGCATTTTCTAGTCCTTCTTCTTCTTGGCCAATGCAGACCATATCACACCCGCGATGGTGATGACTGCGCCTATGGCCATTTCTAGTTCGGTTTCCCCCATTACCCCCTTGGTGACGAGTGCGCCGCCAACGGCAGTAAGTACGTGCCTCACGACTCCGTTAAGAACCGTGTCCTGAGTCTTTGTGAGTTCAGCCATTATTCTCTTCCCTTCTTTGCGTATCCTACACTTACTCCCTGTTTCTTTAGCTTGCGGGCCTTTGCGTACCCCGCCTTGTTATACTTCAGTTGTTTCTTTTTCCCCGTCTTTGGGTCTTTGTATTCTGGCATTGTTTCCTTCCTCCTTGCGCTCAAGGGCGTCAAGGATTTTTATTACCGTCCAGACGATAGTTACCAATAGCAGCACGATTTTCAAGATAATCTCAATACCTGAAAGGGTCGTGACACCCAAGACTGTCCCGTTTACGCCAAGTATTTTCAGGAGTTCCACCCAGTGCCCGCTCATTTTACCTCCTCCTGTCTGCTAATTAGGTATGGGTACAACTTATGGTTCCCGTCAGTCTTCCCCCCGGCAGTGGCCTTTGGCCCCTCTATGGGGAGCTTATCAATTTCCTTTTGTGTTACCTTGATGGACGGGTTCATTGCCCACTCCACTCCATTCTCCTCTGCCCACTTCCACATTCTGCTAACAGGGACTGACAGGTTGAATGATTCCCCTGCGCCCCTAACCAGCATCCCAACATATTTCCCCTTGGCATTGGCCATGATTCCTCCAGAGCTACCCGGATAGGCGGGAGCAGTAGTCTGACAGAATGGAACCTTGAAAAGAATTCGCCCGTGTGCTGAAAGCACTCCATCCGTAATGGAGTTGTGTCCGCTGCCTTCCCCGTTTCTGCCCGAACCTAACAACGAGCCACAATGCCAAACTTGGGCACCGATACGGGTAAGTGGGGCACCTTTGGGCAGGAACTCCGCAGATGCGGGCGATGAGAAGTCGTCTGACAGGATAAGCAATAATGCCAAGTCATGCTTATCCCCGGGGGAGTAGCGGATAACCTTGGCGTCCACCACTATTTCCCCAGTACGCTTGCCGTCCTTGTTCCGCAGCTCACGCACCAGCTTGGGGTTATCAAATGTAATGTGTTTCTGCGGCTTCCCCCCAACGATTCGCTCCTCCACCTTACGCAGATGGGAAACGACATGGCCAGCAGTCCATGCAAATGTGGCATTTCTGTCGCCTACCTTCCGGACAAACAGAGTGCCGCTCCCCTCTGACTTGGAATACCCCATCTCTGCCCTGACGGTAACAGAGATTTTGTTCAAATATTCCGGAATGTAACGCTCTGCCGCGTCAAGAACCCCGGCGCAAATTATGCTCACTATGGCAACCAGCTTCTTCATTTTGCCCTTTCAGTTTGGTTCTCAGGGCGCACAGGTAGAACCAAAGGTCGATAATCTCGTCCTCTAGGTCATCAAGAACCACTGTTTCTGACAGTATTCCACCATGCTCCCGTTGCCCGCGATTGTACTTATCTCGGGCTTTTGTCTCAAACCGCGACATTGCGGCTTCCCTTATGCCCTCAGGCGTTGTCATCTGGTTGTTCTTCTGCTTCCTCTTCTGGAGGCTTTGGCCAGCTCGCTGTATCAACTGACTTCAGCCCATCCAAATCTGTGGCCTCAGTGATGGCCTCTTCAATGTCATTGCATCTAGTGCGGACTAGCTCCCTGTAATCTAGGTATGCCTCAGGGCAGGGTTCCTCTGTCTCAGCTTCCTTAATAATACGCCAGTCTGAGCGTGACAGCAAATTATATGCAGTCTGCTTCGCATCCCTCACCAGCCCTGTCTTAATCCCGTCCAAGTCTTTGGGGCTGGACGACCACTTGCCCGTAGCCCAGTCCAGTGATGATGTGTACCAGCGCGGATTGGGTTGTGGGTCGGGGATGACCTCGGTAATCTTCAACTCAGCCCATTGCTCTGGGTGCTGGGCAGCATAGCCAGCCGGGTACGCTGTGCCAGCGTCGTCGCGGAAGCCGTTGTCCTTAAATGGTAGTCCGTTTTTTAGTAGCATGATGATTTACCTCGCGTTTCCGTACTTGAAATCCTGTTCCTTGGGTGCGGCGGTTATCGAGTAACTGGTGCCGCTTCCGTTTTTCTGTGATGCATCACGAATCTTGATGCCGTTGGCCAGCCAATCAATATTGTCATTGGGATTGTAGTCCCCGTCGTAGTAGGTGTCGGTGGTGTCGATGGTGACGCTCGATGGACGGTAGCCCATATAGATGAATGGCCCGTCTGCGCTGCCGTTCCCGGTGTAAGAGAATGTCGTGGCAGAGGTGGTGCTGAGGTTCCCCGTTTTGAGTGCTTTGTATCCCGTGGGTGGCGCATACGCCCATTCGCCGCCACCGCCAGTAACGAGGGTGCCTGTGTGGGTGCCGCTAAACGACCCGTCTTGGCCGAAGTTCACCCTCGCAACAATGCTATTTATGGAACCGAGGCACACGAAGTATTCGTCGATGTCGCTGATTTCTTCAGTCTCGTTGTCCGCATCAAAGCTGGCGAAGTTGCCACTGGTGTCTGACCACGAATTCCCTTTGCCGTAGTAAACCTTCCCATTGTCAGCGTCGATTGCGATTTGGAAGATGTTATCTGTCGGATGGTTATAATCACCGGAGCCAATAGCACCATTACTCGAATTGTACAGGTTGACGACAGTTGTGCGATACCACCCGCTCAGATTGTTGGAATTCCCCCACTCTGTGGCCCTCGCCTTGTCCTCCTTACTAATGCCGAACGTCCAACCGCTGTCACTGTCGGGCAAGTAAGCCTCACAATACCATTTCCCGCTGGATGGGATGCGGATGGTTGACAGCGTGCGATAGCGGTCTGTTCCAGAGGTGACGACCTTCAGATTTCCCTCGGATATATCACTCGCGACAGGTGAGGCTAACGGGTTAAGCGTGCAGTAATTCTGCCCACTCTCCGGGCAATCCCGCACGACATCGCCATACGCTATGTTTACTACGTCATAATGGTTCCGCTTGCCCGACGAGTCACCGCCGGGGTGAATCACGGCGGTGGACTCGAATGGTGCGTCGAGGTAGCCGCTGGCGGTGACATCTCTGGCTTCGCCTTTCGTGATGCGGAGGTCGAAGATGTAGCCGTTGAGGTAGTCTGTGTTGTTTCCTCCTGTACCATATACAAACCTCCCCATGAACAAGTCCTGCGTGCCAGTATTCGTGAGCGTGTAATCAATGTTGTCCTCATGTCCGCCAGTGCCAGACTCGTCCACGCCGTCCACGAAGAACTTAAATTCGTCGCCGTCTCGCGTCACGGCAACATGGTGCCAAGTGTTTTCGGTAATCACACTAGACTGGGATGTGTATACGGTTTCCGTACCGTCATACCTGTACCACTGCAACGCGCCATTGTTCATCCGCAGATTCCACGCTGGGTGATAAATGCCAGCGGTTGACCCCTCAGTTATGCCTGCAATGGACTGGAATGAGTAGCCGTCACCGCTGGTGTCTGCGTCTATGTCGGTACAATAAACCCAACATTCCACGGTAAAATCTCCCGTGCCAAACGTCCACTCGTCTGAGTTTCGGGCAATCTGTAAGTATGAAGAACCATCAAAATAAACCGCACTGCCGCTACCAAACGGGGTTCCT